GCAGGTACAGGTACTACAGGTGAGGCAGCTATGTTAGAGAATCGTAAGTATTATTTAATAGAAAAAACAAAGGATTATATTAAAGATATAGAAAGGAGAGTTGAGAAATCAACGTTACCATGTTAGAGTTTACATTAGCAATATTTTATGTTATAATAATATATAGTTTTATATATTGGTTATTAAAGAAATGGAATGATGAAGTACCTAAATGATTATATAGATGAAAATAAATTGCCTGTAATGGATCAACAGACGTTTGAAACTATTACAAACGATATTGGTAAAGAGCAATTTAGATTAGATTTAGCAGAATATATTTCAGAGCATAGACCGAAGTTTCCTTTAAAGGAGATTTCGTTTGAAGCAATGCGTCAAGCATTTAAAAGTTTACAGAAACAAGATGTATGGGAGAATGTAAAACCCATAGAACAAATTGAAAAGAATGTAAAAGAAAAATATGACGATTACAAATACAGTTTTAAAGAACACGGTCTTGGTATCATAGATTCGCCATCTATATACAATGATGTATCAAATTATTTTCATCAACATTTAAGATTAAACTGTTCAAGTTATAGTTTTAAATCTCCATTAGACGTATGGTACAATGGCACAGCAAAAGATATCTGGCGTTGTTTAGGTCCTATGTGGCGTGGTATTAATGGAATGAAACCAATTACAGTTGACGGTAAAACAGAATTAAGAGGTGGCAGATTAGATGATAAAAGTTATGTATCTGCTTTTAGATTACAGACATATATTGCAACACAATTTAAACCTAATGTTGCTAAAACAATATATCAGATGACAAATGCTAAAAGAGTATTAGATACATCTTGTGGTTGGGGTGATAGACTTGCAGGTTTCTTTGCTTCAGACGCTGAAGAATATATCGGTTGTGATCCAAACCCTAATACTTACAAACAATATTTAAAACAAGTAGAAACATATAATAGTTTTCTATCTAAACCTAAAAAGGTTACAATATATAATTGTGGGGCTGAAGATTTACCTTGGAATGAAATTGATAATATAGATTGTGCATTTACAAGTCCACCATATTTCTCTACTGAAAGATATAATGAGGGTGGGGAAAAAGAAGATAATCAATCTTGGAAAAAGTTTGATGAGTATTCTAAATGGCGTGATGATTTTTATTTACCTGTATCACAAAAGAGTTTTGAAAGATCCAAACACACATTTATAAATATTATGGACCCTACAATCAAAGGCAAAAGATATTTAAGCTGTGATGAATTAGTTGATAGTTTGAAAGATAACTTTGTAGGACAAATAGGTATGAGAATAATGCAAAGACCTAAATCAGATAAACTGTTTGAAAGTGAAGAAGAAAAAGCAGAGTTTATGAACCGTATCTATATTGAAAATGTATGGTGTTTTTCAAAAGAAAAACTTGATTACTTTAGGCACAGTAGGAGGGCAACATTGTTTTGATAGAAGTAGCAGATATAAATTTAACCAATCTATGTAATGCTGGGTGTCCTCAATGTCAAAGAACATCACCATATGATTTACATACAGATATTGATTTACCTTTAACTACATGGTCACTAGAAGATTTTAAAACTTATTTTCCTAAAAACACTTTAGATGATTTAAAAGAATATAGTTTTTGTGGTACATATGGAGATCCATTAATGGCAAAGGACATAGAGCCTATTGTTTATTACATAATGGACAATTCAGTTGCAAAAGTTATTATAACTACTAATGGTAGTATTCGTAATGGAGATTTTTATATAAGACTTGGAGAGTATTGTGGTAGAAGATTGTCATTTGTTATTGATGTAGATGGTACAACTGAAGAAATGCACCAAAAATATAGACGAAGAACATCATTAAAAAAATCATTAGCTGCTTTAAAAGCAATATCCAAAACAAAAGCAATACCTTTATCTCAAACTGTATTGTTTAAACATAACGAAATGTATAAAGAAGAAATTGAGCAGATGGCAAAGGCTAATGGTTCTCATTTTCACGTTTCGTATCCATCAGATAGATTTGATGATGGAGGAATTTTTAGATTTCAGAATGAAAATGGTGACGCAGAAATTTTAGAAAGAGCTGTGTATGTCCAAAATAATATGTAAGTGGAGAGAAGCAAAAAAAGTTATGATTATGGCTGATGGACAGGTGTTTCAATGTTGTTATTTAAAAGAGGACTTTCCTGTCAATCATTTTAGAACTGATTGGAAAGATGATCCTGTGGTAAGTAAATATAACTTTGAACAAAATAATTTAAGAAATAAAAGATTAAAAAATATATTAAAGAATGAATGGTTTACAAAAATACTACCAGATAGTTGGAAGAATCCTGACACAGCACCTGTTGCTTGTCAATTAAATTGTAAGGTTAAATAAATATGAGCATGGCAATATCTAAAGAATCATACCTAGACCTTAAGGCTTACTGGGACTATCAAAGATTAAGAGAGTATAATAAAGAACTTTTAAAATTCAGATTAAATAAAGTAAAAGACCACGTCTTTACACAAATGGGACCAATAGATCCTAACACTATGTTTGAAGACATATGGGTGAATATAAAAGAAGAAGATTTAGAACAACCTAAACCTGGTTGGGTACCACAAGATGAAAAGTTACGATTCGAATGGGAAGGTGAACCTGATAATACTATCAAGTTGCCTAAATACAAAGGGGGAAGACCTGTAATTTTGAGAGCAAGACCCGAAGATGTGTGGTCTGATCCAGATAACAGTAATGATGACGGATAAATGCAAATTATTATATACAAACAACAAAGGTATATGACATACAATTTTCCTAAATCAGAGCTTGACAATATCAGAAAGATATGTTATGATTTAGATATAAAATATTATTGTATTAACTATCAAGGAGATGAATAAATGAATGATTTTTTAAAAGATGTAATAAAAGAAACTGGTAATGAGTATGCTAGTTTAGTAAGTGAAGGACTTGACGCAGGTGATGTTGATAGTTTTATAGATACAGGATCCTATACCTTTAATGCTTTACTATCAGGTTCAATATACGGTGGTTTACCAAGTAATAAGATTACTGCTATCGCAGGTGAAGCTGCAACAGGTAAAACTTTCTTTGCATTAGGTATTGTAAAACACTTCCTTGATAAGAACAAAGACGCTGGTGTAATTTACTTTGAGTCTGAAAGTGCATTGACAAAAGATTTAGTTGAGGCTCGTGGTATAGATAGTAAGAGAATGGTCGTAGTACCAGTTGCAACAGTACAAGAGTTTAGACACCAATCAATAAAAGTTATAGACAAATACATAGAGCATCCAGAAGACAAAAGAAAACCATTAATGTTTGTGTTAGATAGTTTAGGTATGTTATCTACTACAAAAGAAATGGAAGATACTGCTGAAGGAAAAGAAACTAGAGATATGACAAGGTCTCAAATTGTTAAGGCTGCATTTAGAGTGTTAACATTGAAACTAGGTAAAGCAAAAGTACCTATGATTATGACCAATCATACATATGATGTTATTGGCTCAATGTTTCCACAAAAGGAGATGGGAGGTGGCTCTGGTTTGAAATATGCTGCTAGTAATATTGTCTATCTATCTAAAAGAAAAGAAAAAGATGGTAAAGAAATTATAGGTAATGTAATCCATTGTAAGAATTATAAGTCAAGGTTGACTAAAGAAAATGCTATGATTGATGTAAGATTAACTTACGACAAAGGTTTAGATAAACATTATGGTTTATTAGACTTGGCAATCAAACACGGTATATTTAAATCTGTGTCCACAAGAATAGAATTACCAGACGGAAGTAAACAGTATGCTAAAACTATCAATAATGAACCTGCTAAATTCTTTACTAAAGATATTCTCAATAAGATTGACGAAGCTGCCAAAAGAGAGTTCCTCTATGGCGCAGAATAGATACGTCTTTGCTCAAAGAGATGTTGACGACTTTAGTTGCATAAAGATTGTAGAAGGCAATTACAAAGATGTCATATATACATATGGCCATGTGAAATTTGCCTCGGAAGAAAATGAACAAGGTGAGTTGCCTTTAAAATTTGATTATGATGTAAAGGCAAACCCTAACAACGTAGATACAACAAGTATTGAGTTTAGAAATTACATTGGTGATATATTAATAGAAGTAGTTGAGAAACAGTTAGAAAATGGAACAATTAGATTTGACAAATAAGTATATAAAAACTTATGATAATGTTTTGACAAAAGAAAACTGTCAGCATTTAATAGATAAGTTTGAAGACTCATCCTCACAATGGGTTAAAACAGATTTAGATAATCATAGACACTTTACAGAAATCAACTTAAATTTATACAAGGATTGGGAAGCATATGCTAAATTATTATTTGATAAATGCCGATCACTTGTTGACAATTATGTAAAAGATGTTAAAATAGATTCTATAAAACAATGGCCAGAAAAGTTTGGCTTTGAACAGATAAGATTTAAAAAATACGAAGACAATGGTAAAGATGAGTTTAGACAACACGTTGATGTTACAGATTACAATAGTGCTAGGAGATTTTTAGTTATATTTTTATATTTAAATGATAATGATGGCGGCGAAACAACATTTGCAGATTATAATATTAGAGTTAAACCAGAAGCTGGTAAGGCTCTTATGTTTCCCCCTTTGTGGACTTACCAACATACTGGTGAGAAACCTAAAAATAAACCAAAGTATATTGTAGGAACTTATCTTCATTATGTCTGAACAATTTGAAAAAACACTTTTATCCAATCTAATATTTAACGAGGAATTTACTCGTAAAGTTATTCCTTTTCTACAGGATGATTTCTTTAAAGATAGAGACCAAGTAACTCTATTTAATATAATCAATAACTTTGTTTTAAAATATAATAATCTCCCTACAAAAGAAGCTATATCAGTTGAGTTATCTAATAACAAAACACTTACTGAAGATGAGTTTAAAAATACAAATCAATTATTAAATAGTTTAACATACGAAGAAGTTGAACCACAATGGTTGTTAGATACAACTGAAAGATTTTGTAAAGATCGTGCTGTATATAATGCTGTACTTAAAGGTATAAAGATTATAGATGGTAAAGATAAGAAACATACACCAGAAGCAATACCGAGTATATTATCAGACGCTCTTGCTGTTTCATTTGATACACATATAGGACACGATTATTTAAATCAAACAGATGACCGATTTGAATATTACCATAAGGTAGAAGAAAGATTAAAATTTGATTTAAGTTATTTCAATAGAATTACAAAGGGTGGTATCCCACCAAAGACTTTAAACGTAGCACTTGCAGGTACAGGTGTAGGTAAGTCCTTGTTTATGTGTCATTTGGCTGCGTCTTCAATAACGCAAGGTAAAAATGTATTGTATATAACTTTAGAGATGGCTGAAGAAAGAATTGCTGAAAGAATAGACGCTAACTTATTAGATGTTACCATTGATGACCTTTATGAAATGCCTAAAGAGATTTACGATAACAAAGTTAAAAGATTACAAAGTAAAATTAATGGTCAACTTATTATAAAAGAATATCCTACTGCTGCTGCTCATAGTGGTCATTTTAAATCATTAATGGATGAACTTGCATTAAAGAAATCATTTAAACCAGATATTGTTTTCATTGATTATTTAAATATATGTTCTAGTAGTAGATTTAAAGGTGGAAACATATCATCATATTTTTATGTTAAAGCAATCGCTGAAGAATTAAGAGGTCTTGCAGTACAATATAAAGTACCAATAGTTTCTGCTACACAAACAACTAGGTCAGGTTATATGTCAAGTGATGTTGGACTTGAAGACACGTCTGAATCATTTGGTCTTCCTGCAACTGCTGACTTTATGTTTGCTCTTATATCTAATGAAGAATTAGAAGAACTAAATCAGATTAAAGTTAAACAGTTAAAGAATAGATATAATGATCCTGCTGTCAATCGTGCTTTTATTATAGGTGTTGATAGAAGTAAGATGAGATTGTATGATGTAGAACAATCAGCACAACAGATTGTAGATAGTAATCAGGAATCAAAAGAGAAAATAGAAAAACCATCAGGCCCACAACCTGTTGAAGCGTATGATAAGTTTTCAGATTTTAAAGTATGACCAAAAAAATAAAAAAGAAACCAGCAAGAAAACGAAAACCATCTATCTACTATAAGACAGAAATGGTTAAAGTAAAAGGCGAGATACGATGGCGTTGTGTAGAAATGCCTAGTAAATTAGTTTTACAAGAATCATTTTTTGAAGAAGACGTTAAAAAACTTGTTAAGTTCCAAAACAAACATAAGACGTTTGGTGTGTTTGGGTTCCCTAAATTTTTTGATATAAGGGAATCAGAGGAAATAATAAGAGATAATGGTAAATCTTCATACAATCACCCACCTACTACAAGAGGCCGAAGATAGACATACATAAATATATGTATGAATCCTAAATTATTAGAACAGTTTTTTGTTAGAGATGATGAGGAAAAAGATTTCGGACTTCTTATTGATTTAACACATAGATGTGCTTTAGAATGTCCAAGATGTCAAAGACAAGAGTTTTTTAGAGACCATGGTGAAACGGTATGGGGTGGAGATATACCAATGGATACTATAGAAAAAGCAACTGATACATTTAAAGCTATAAATTTTGGTGGTCAGTTATCAGATCCAATACATCATCCCAACTTTATAGAAATTTTAAAATTATGTTATGAGAAGGGTGTACAAGCAAATGTACAAACTGCTTCAACAGGTAAACCTAAAAGATGGTTCATAAAAGCTTTTGAGGCAAACCCTAATGCGAGATGGCAATTTGGTATAGACGGACTACCTGAAGAAAGTCATAAGTATAGAATTAATCAGGACGGTCCAAAATTGTTTCAAATAATGTGTGAAGCTAAAAATTATTTAAAAAAACTACCTTGTTGGCAATATATAATTTTTAAATATAACGAAGAACATATTGAACAAGCAAAACAAATGGCTAAAGATAATGGGTTGCGTTTTGTATTAATGCAATCACATAGATGGAGAGGTGAGAACGATCCTTATATGCCTAGTGAGAAATATAGATTAGAGGCGTTATGATGAAGTTTAATCCAAGATGTATGACTACAGATACACAAATGGCCATTAATAATAGAAATCAATTAATGCCTTGTTGTTTAGTTGATACACCATTTTTAGTAGAAGACCCTGCTATAAAAAAATTATTGTCGGTGAGTAATATTAGCGAACATAAATCACTTGAAGAAATTTTAAGTAAGAAAGAATGGATAGAGTTTTACGATATATTAAAAGAGGCATATGATAAACAGACTACAGAAAAATTACCAGAGCCATGTATCAAGGCTTGCCTTGATTGTGGAAAAGAAAAAATAAGGAAAGAAGAATGGCAGACTTAACAACATTAGCAGAATCCTCACAAGCATTGTTTTGTGCGATAGCAGATTACATAGGTGCAAATCAAACTAACAAACTATTTGATCCTAAAAAAGTAAAAGACTATACAAGTTTTAGATCAACAGTAGGTACTAACAAAATAAAAGCAGCTGCAAAAGCAATAGAAACACCTGGTGTACAATTAAGAGATTTAGAAGCGTTTTTAAATAAAGATACAAAGTGGTACATATCATCACTACAAATTGCAAAGAAATTAATTAATGATATAAACAAGATTGATCCTGATTTTAAAATTGCTCAACAAGGTTTTAATAAAATATTTTATTTTAGAGGTGACCAAGATGTTATGGGTAATATAGAAAAGTTATTTAAGATTGCAAACAAGTCAGGTTATAATACTCAAACTAAATTTGGAAATATAAACAAATGGAACCCTGCTGACATATATCTAGCAACTGATAAGGCAAAGAGGGAAATAATAAATGAACTTAAAAAAGCACAAGCAAAAGAAAGAGCATATACATTTCAAAATTTAAATATATTAACATCTGATTTAATAGATAGTGGTGACCTATTTCCTTTATCACTTAAAAAGACTACAAAGGAAGCCGAGTTACAGATGGTTAACTTTGATAGAAAAGATGAAGTTAAACTAATTAAGAAAATTGCTATGAGAGATGTAACAAATTGGAGACCATATAAGAAAGTTCCGTATCCTCAAAAAGGTGAAACAAGAGATATGAGAGTCTTATTAGAGTCAGGTGGTGATATAAAATTAAGACACGACCCTAGTGCAAAAAGATTTGTTGCAGAAGCTATATTCTCTAAAGCAGAAGCAAGAGGTGGTTCAATAGGTTCTATAAAAGTATTAGCAGAGATAATAAACTTTGTTAATCCACAAGTTGCAAAAGATATAGTTAAAAAATATTCAGCAGGTGAAGTAAAGTATTTAGCTGCATTAAAGAAGATAGAATATTTAAGACCAGACAAAAAGAAGTTTGATTTTGAACGTGGCGCTATAAGTGCCATCTATGTTATAAACGAAGTAATGCCTATACTCAAAAAGTTTTTCAAAGATAACAAAAAAGATGAGGCTAATCAAGCTTTAAGGTTAATGTTTGAGTATATCACATCAAGGACTCCCCTTTCAGGTAAATTTGTAATAGCAAAATAGTATAAATAGTCAAGTAAGTAGTGATTTATTAATGGAATTAGTGGATTTTCGCTTGACTATAAGCGTGAAGTTTGATATAATGGGTATATTGGGAGAGAAATGTATAGTTTTAAACAATATTTAAGTGAGGCAAAGAACACTCATTTAGAACATTTAGAAGACGAAATAATTAATAACGGTTACGAAGGTGGCCTTAACGCAGTAGAATTTCTTAAATCATTAAGAAATATGCTGACAGGATCATCACGTAGAAAATTAAACGTGTCCGTTAAATGGGATGGTGCACCTGCTGTATTCTGTGGTGTCAATCCTGAAAACGGAAAGTTCTTTGTTGGATCAAAATCTGTATTCAACGTCACTCCTAAAATCAATTACACACAAGCAGACATAAGAAAAAATCACGGTGGTGGTTTAGCAAAAAAATTAGCAATCTGTTTAAAAGAATTGCCGAAACTTAATATAAATGGTGTTGTACAAGGCGACTTGTTATTTACACCAGGAGATATTAAATCGGTATCTATAAGAGGTGAGGATGCTATTGCATTTACACCCAATACTATAACATATGCCGTCCCAGAAAATACTGACCTTGCTAGAAGAATTAAAAGAGCTAAATTAGGTATCATTTTTCACACTACTTACACAGGAAGAAAAATGGCAGACTTAAAAGCAGGCTTTGGCGTTTCTGTAAATCGTTTTACAAAGACGCCATCAGTATTTTTTGATGACGCAAGTTATAAAGACTCATCTGGTGTTGCTACATTTACAACTACTGAAAGCGCTCAGTATGATGGTATGTTAAGAATGGCAATGGGATCAATATCAAAAGGTAAAAGAATTTTAGATTTATTAAAAAGACAAACCAATGTTTTATCAGTTGGTGCAAGATTAAAAATATATTTTAACACAATGATTAGACAAGGTCAATCAATTAGTAATGTTAAAAGATTACAATCAGAATTTAGACAATATTATGCTTCAGTTTTAGATGATGAAATATCTAAAAGAAAAACAGATACAGCTAAAAGAAAATACAAAGCAATAAGAGATGATGGTTTAAAATTTATTGATAGATACGATAATGAAATTTACTTTGCAATTGCAAGTTATGTTACCTTACAAAGAGCTAAAACTTTTCTTGTAAGTAAAATGAATCAAATAAAATCTATCGGTACATTTTTACAAAAAGGCAATGGGTTTGTAGTAACAAATCCTGAAGGTTATGTTGCTGTAGATAGAATGGGCAACGCAGTAAAATTAGTAGATAGATTAGAGTTTAGTACCGCAAACTTTACACTATCAAAGAATTGGGTAAAAGGATAATGAAAGGGTTTAGAGATTTTATATTTGAACAATTAGGTCGTATGAGAGTTGTTATGCTTGGAGGACCAGGTTCAGGTAAATCAACTTATACAGAATACTTAATTAAACACTTTGAAATATCACACGTTTACCCAGGAGATATGTTAAGAAAAGAAGTAGAAAAGAATAGTGAGATAGGAAAAGAGATAAAAGATTTAATGGCAAAAGGTAAGTTTGCCCCTAACGAGATTGTTTTAGAACTAATAAAGAAAAAGGTTGAACAATCTCCTAAAGGTTATGTGTTAGATGGATGGCCAAGATATATGCAACAAGTAGAAGATATGCAAAAGGCAGAAATAGGTTATGACTATGCAGTATTTTTGAACGTAAGTAAAGAAGAAGTTATGAGAAGACTATTAGCAAGAGGCCGTGCTGATGATACAGAGGAAATTATTAATGACAGAATTGCTCTATATAAAAAAGAAACAGGTCCTGTAGTTGAATATTTTAGAAAACAACCAGGGTTTATTGAAATAAAAGCAGAGGGTGGCACACCAGAGGAAACGGCCAAAGAAATTATAAACAAAATAGAAGGAGAATAATATGGGATTTTTATCAAGTTTGTGGAAGAATTGGGGAAAAAGTGCGAATACTTTACCTTCAAAAAGCGAAGCAAAACCAAAATTAAAAAAACTAACTAAAAAGAAATCAAAAAAGAAGACGAAATATCCAAAGAGGATTGACACGTCATTGTCAGGATAAAAAATGATAAGCAAAAAACAAGGTACTTTTAAAACAATATTATTATGGGTAAATACTTTTGCGATATTATTCATATTGTATAAATTATATGTTACCGAACAAGACATAATGGAGTTATGGTTAAGATTAGGTGACCAATCTGATTTGTATCATAAACTTATGGGCTGGCTTAACATAGGAGAACCTACGTGAGATTAAAAAGTTTTATGCAAAATATATCTGAAGGTCTATATGACCCAGGTATATTCAAAGCATTCTTCCTAGCGGGAGGTCCTGGGTCTGGTAAATCATTTGTAACCGCAAGTGCTTTTTCAGGCACAGGATTAAAACTAGTCAATTCAGATACGAAGTTTGAAAGAGATTTAAAGAAGGCTGGCTTGTCTATGAAAATGCCAGATGATGAAGAATATTTTAGAAATTTAATTAGAGGCCACGCAAAAAGATTTGCTGTGACTCAATTAGACCAATACATTAAAGGTAGATTAGGTTTAATTATTGATAGTACAGGTAGAGATTACGATACTATTGCTAGAAACGCTAATATGCTTAAACAGTTAGGATATGATTGTTATATGGTATTTGTAAACACAACATTAGAAGTTGCATTAGCACGAAATGCTAGACGTGAAAGAACTATACCAGAATATATTACAAAGTCTAGTTGGCAAGGTGTACAATCTAATATGGGTAAGTTTCAAAAATTATTTGGACAAAGTAATTTTTTAGTAGTTGATAATAACAAATCAGATTTAGAGTTAACAACCTTAATAATGAATAGGGTAAGAAAGGAAGTTAATAAATATATGAGGGCGCCTATCTCTAGTTATATAGCAAAAAGATGGATGGCAGGTGAGAGAAAGGCCAAGAGAAGATGAGATTTAAAGAATTTATAAAAGAGTCTATAATAGACATACCGAGAAAGACTTATGCACCAGGCGTATTTGATAACGCAGATACACCTAAACCTACACTTAAGCCTTCGGTAAAAAAACAAGTATTAGACGGAATAAAAACGTTTGAAAAATTTGGAAAAGTAGTTAAGTATACCTTAATAGGTTCAATACTAACTAAACAATATAGAGATGACGCCGACCTAGATATCAATATACTATTTGACATACCTGGTTCAAAAGCAGAACAGGAAAAAGTCCATGATAGTATAAGAGAATATCAAGGAGAGATAAATGGTAAAACAATACCAGGCACAAAGCATCCTATCAACTACTTTTCTATCATAGATCCTGCAACATTTAGTAAGGCTCGGGACATGGCTGATGGTACTTTTGATATTGACACTAACAAGTGGATCAGAAGACCAGAACCTGGTAAATTTGAGCCAGAAAAATACGTTGCGGATTTTCAGAAGCACGTTTCTGAAATAGATGTTGTTAAAGGTGAACTCGTAAGGGATATGATTGATTATGAGGAACTAAAAGGGTTGACAAGCTCCGAAATTGATAACTTGTCAAAATTAGTTTCAGATAAGTTAGATGAGATTAAAGATTCTATTAACACATTAATTGATATTGGCGCCAAGACAATTGCAAACCGAAAGGATGCTTTTGAGAAAGATATGTCGCCAGACGAAATCAGAAAGTTTGGTGTGAAGAATCGCCTTCCGAAGAATGTGATCTATAAAATGTTAGAAAAGTATCATTATCTCAAATTTTTCAAAAAGTTGAACGAGATTATGGAAGACGGTAAAATTACACCAGCAGAACTGAAATCACTATCAAAAATAAAGGAAGCGGCTGGGGGTAGATCAATAGCATTTACCTTTGGTCGCTTTAATCCACCTACAATAGGACACGAAAAACTTATTAACAAAGTGGCACAACAAAGAACAGATGATTACATAATTTATTTAAGTAAGACTGAAGACACATCTAAAAATCCATTACCACATAGAGTTAAGTTAGCAACTATGAAGCAAATGTTTCCTAGACACGCTAGAAACATAATGGTCAATCCGTCCAATATGATTTTAGATATTGCAACTGACTTATATAAAAGAGGTTATTCAAACATAACAATGGTTGTTGGTAGTGATAGAGTAAGAGAATTTGATACTATCTTAAAAAAATATAACGGCGTTAAGAGCCGTCATGGTCTATATGACTTTGATAGTATAAATGTAGCGTCAGCAGGAGAAAGAGATCCAGACGCTGAAGGTGCTACAGGAATGAGTGCTAGTAAAATGAGAGCGGCCGCAAAAGAAAAAGACTTTACATTATTTAAAAGAGGTCTGCCATCTTCATTTGCTAGAACTAAAAATGCACAAGACCTTTTCCGAAACGTAAGAAAAGGAATGATGTTAGCTGCAAGTATGGACTACACAAGTCTAGGTGCATTTAAATTTAAGCCATTTATAACTGCCTCAACAAAAGAGGAGTTAGATAAGATGACATTAAGGGACAAATATATTTCTGAACATTTATATGATGTAGGAGATATAGTAGATGATATAGAGAGTAATGTAACTGGTGTTATCATAAGAAGAGGAACAAACTATGTAACTTTAGAAGATGTTGATATGAAGTTGCATAAAGCTTGGTTGTATAATATAATGGAGACACCTGTTTATCCTGTTAAGTTAGAGGAGAGATCAAAGGTATTGAAAGAACAAAAAGAACAACCTAAAGACAAAGGATTACCACTTGTTGGTTTTAAAGTAGAAACTAAAACAAGTAAAACTAAAAGATTTAAAGAGATTTATAAAGAATTAAAGACAAAAGGTGAGAAAGAACCTGAAAAAAGAGGTAACGAATTTCAAGCAGATGTAGGTGTACCACAAGAGGCATACGAAATAGGCCACGATTGGGCAAAATATACATCAACAATTACCCCAGGTGAGAAGAATTATAATCCAAAATTTGAAGGTGGTCCTTATAAACCAAGTAAACATAGTGATAATCTAATCAACGTTAACGCAAGTAAGGACAAAAAACCAATGGATAAGAAAGTTGAATTAAAAGATATAGAAGAATGGGCAAGTAAAAGAGAAACAATAGATAAATATAAGGAAAGATATGGGGAAGAGTGGCAGTCAAAAATAGAAGAAACATACAATAAAATGTTTAATAAAGTGATTGACACCAGCAAAAATATGCAAGAAGGAAGAATGAAAGACATCGCTATTGACCTTAAAGCAAGGGACGAAGGCGGGTTAGATCCAGAAACATTTAAACGTAAGTACGGCAAATCTAAAGCAGATATGCAAAGAGATTTAGGTACACCACCAGGTGTTCCGAAATCATTTAAAGAGTTTTGGGCACAATCGGAGAAGAAAAATGAGCAACTATAAAAATCTAGCAAAGAAAATCATAAGTGAAATACAATTAGCATATGTTGTTAGATATTTGGACCCTAAAAATGGTAAGAGATTTGCAGTTCCTTTTAAAACTGAACCAGACGCAAAACAAAAACGAGACCAATTACAAAGAGATGGTGCTAAACAGTTATCAATTACAAAAGATTATCTAAAAGGTAAGTTTAAAGAATCTGTAGATAAAGATGGTGCATATGCAATCGGTATGGCAAAAGCTAAAGATATGTACAATGATGAAAAACCTGTAGATAAAAAAACAATTACAAAAGCACACGATATTGCTAAAGCAATATTAAGAAAAGAAGAATATATTACTGAAGAACAATTAATAGAACAAGACAAACAAGAACTACAAGAATTTTCTAAAGCACAATTAGATATTTTAGCAAGACAGTTTGCTGACCTTAAAGGTAAAACTATATCTATTGACAGAGCAAATCAGTTAAGAAAAATTTTTGATAAAATACCTAATCATTTTTTAAATGATTTAAGAAAGAAACATATACCTTTCTTATCAGGTCTAGCATTATCACGTATGATACAAAAAGGTATACCTGTTAGAGAGAATATAGATACTGATTATTTAAAAAGTAAATTAAATACAGCACAAATAAACAATATCAAAAATACATGGAAGATGAAAAAGGCTACCGATGTAACCCCAGCTGTTAAAGATATGATTAAGAAGATGGACATCCCAACTCAATTAGCAATCAAACACGCTGGCATTAATCACTTGTCAAAATTAATAGAACAATCTTGTGAGTGTAAATGTGGTCAATCACCATGTAAATCTTGTGGTAAAGATCATCATAATGTCAAAGAAGACGCTTCTAAAATGGCACAGGCGATGGCTACAGGAACACAAAAGAAAATTGCAGATTTATCAACACGTATCAAAGATACTGAAACACGAGGAAGAGATATAGACCTTGGTGATAAAACTAAAATCGCAATTAACAAAGCAGATGTCACTCATATGAAACTTAAACTTGCAGATTTAAAAGACAAGTTAAGATCAGATAGACAGAAAAGAGCAATGGCAGCTCAAAACGAACCTGAAACTGATAGTACAGGTAAACCTAATAAGAAAAAGGAAATTACAGAAAATGAATAAGAAATATTTTGAAACAAGAACTGGCAGCTTAGAAGACGTTTCAACAAAAATCGCTACAGAGCAGCCAACATTAAAAAAAGACGAACCAAAAGTTAAACTCACAGCAGAGAAAAGTTACTTTGATGTAAAACCAGGATCACTTGCAGACGCAGCTGCTAAAGTTGTAAGTGAAGGTAAAGAAGAAACTATTGTAGAGTTTTCAACACAACAAATTAAACAAGCGTATGGCATATTAAATGATCCTAGATACAAACAAGGTAACTATGATGGTGCTGTAAAGGCAATTGAAAAACTTGCAAAAGGTTTATCAAAACATAAAGATGTTGCGAATGCTTTAAAGAGAGCTAACGAAGAAGTTATAAAAGAAAATCCATTAGTGGCTTTAGGAAGAACTGCAGCCGCAGCTGCTGGGGCAGCCGCAGGTGAAACAGCAGTAAATAGAGCTGCTGATGCTATTAGTAATATTGCTTCTAATAAAAAGATTGTTGGTACAAAAGACAAAAAGTCTTTTTCAGATGTACGTAAAGAGCAAAAGTTAGTTAAGACAACAGGCAAAACAGCAACAGGTAAAAAAGCTGCTGTTATTGATGTAGAACCATCATCACGTCCAATATAGAAAGTACTAGTCTAATATGAATCCAATTATATATTGTGATATGGATGGAGTATTAGCAGATTTCAAAACAGCTGCACAGAAAACTACAGGTATGTCCATTAACAAATGGATGAATATACCATCTTCAAAAGAAAAATGGGCACCTATTAAGGCCAATAAGAACTTCTGGTCAACTCTACCTTGGATGCCTGGTGGTAGACAACTATGGTCTTACTTATCAAAGTTTGACCCACATATATTATCAGCATACGTAGAAGAATCGTTTGATCCTAACTGTATACCAGGTAAAACTGCATGGTTAAGAAGAAATACAGGTCTGTCAAATCGTTCAAAAATCAATTTAGTAACACGAAAAGAAAAGAAACTTTTTGCTAGAAAAGGCCAACCTGCAATACTAATTGATGATTATGAGAAGAATGTTAGAGAATTTATACGTGCTGGCGGCGTTGGTATACATCACACAAACACATCAAAGACTATTTCATCACTCAAAAAGTTGGGTTTCTAATCTAATTCCTTATAAATAGTATTAGTTATATAACAATAATTAATTAATTATTTAAAACAATAGGGAGAAACAAATATGAGCTCATGGGGAAAAACGCACGGTGCTGCTGACAACAAGCCAAAATTTGCACCTGTTGATGAGAACGCACCTGACAATAGAGGCGACATTTACGCAACCAATTCTGGTTGGGTAAGAAAAGCTGGAACTATTGGTTCAGGTAATGACAACACAAGTGCTCAACCAGAAGTTTTGGTTGCAATTAGAGGTCTTGCAGGAACATCAGCAACAACAGGATTGAGAACACCAACTATTACAAGAACAAGATTTATAGTAGGTACTACAGCAAATACTGACTTTACAGC